ATATCTTACCGCAGCCCAACAATTAGCAGACAGTTTAAAAGAATTTGCGCCAGACCATCCGGTAATTGTATATACCGAAGATAAATGGGTTTCTGATCCGGGTAATCATATATTCGATGAAGTCCATGGAGGTATGCCACCTTCTAATAGAGCCAAATTACTAGCCTTACAACACAGCCCCTTTGATCTTACATGTTATCTCGATTCAGATATGGTATGTGTTAATCCTAGAGCCCCAGAAGTTTTTAAAGGAATAAAACCCGGTTATGATATGGCGTGGACTAAAATTAGAACATATGCTGCCGCCGCCACGTGGTGGGATAAGTTACAACTAAAAGTCCCGCACGGTGGAATGTGTTTATATAGAAAATCTGATAGAATGATTTCCTTTATGGAACAGTGGTGGGAGAATTGGTTATGGAAAAGACGAAATGATTGGGATCCACGCTGGGACGGCAAATATCCTTACTGGGAAACTAGAGGTTGGGATCAATTCCCATTACATTTAATGATGGGCGTTATTAGAAAAGATGATCCTTGGTATAGACCCGATATAAAATGGCATTGGATATACGGAGGAGATCCACCTTGTACTCCCGAAACAGATGATTGGAATACTGGTGAAGATGCAAAATGGAATTGGATTATTGGATATGATCCAGAAAGAGAGGGTGTAAATAGAGATGAGATTATATTTCACGATTATTCTTGCTTATTATTTAAAAGACAATATCAAAATGGTAGAAAATGAAACATACAGAACATATTTCGAAATATTGTAATGAAGAAGAGATATTAGACACTCTTGAACGGTTAGGGAAATATCTATATGATTTGGATGAAGAATTAATACGATTAAAAGACCGAAGAGAAAACTCCCCCACTTGGAAAGAGGCTATTTGTGATGATTATTTAAATGAATATAGAAAATCTATTAGACCAGGGCCACCTTGGCATCAAAAGATATGGGATTTAATTTTAGATTTAAGAACGAGAGAAAGACATAAAAAGATTGGTGAATTATGTGCTAATTTAGGAAAAAGAATAGGAGCAAGAAAACAGGCTCTCAGCGCAATATACCCACCAGGTGGTTATGTTGGGTGGCATACTAATGCAGATGTTCCGGGTAGAAATTTATTATTTACTTGGTCAAAAACAGGTAATGGTGTGCTTAGATACAAACGATCTACCCCAGAAGGTGAAATGATAAAATATGATATTCCGGATCACATTGGTTGGAATGTAAAGTCGTTTGATTGGTTTGGACATAAAGAAATATCTCGTACTGGTTATACTTGGCACTGTGCTGGCACAGAAGATCTTCGATGCACTATAGCATTTGTAATTCATAGTAATGTAATGTCTGATATGCTTTTAGAAGAAGATTTTAATTTACATTCTTGGAGTGAAGGTTGTTTTATATCTGACGATAAAAGTGATGAATCTGAATGGTGGAAAGGGACGAAAGAAGAAATTGAAACAATGAAATTAAGTCCAGAAATTCTATCGAATGTTCATGCCGGGCCTGCTGGAACCAGAAATCCTAGATAAATGACCGAAGCAAAAAAAACTAATTATCCAATTACTAAGCCACCAACATATGTTAGAATTCCTTCTAGATGGTTTAGAGAAAACGCAGGAATTATTATCGAGGAATTTGATAATAAATCAACCACTGCTTTAACATATAATAATGATTCAAAGGCTAGATCCTCCGAAGTTTTTTTATGGGATATTTGGAAACTAGATTTATCAGATTTACAAAAAACAATAATCTATAAATTTAAAGAAATTTTTATAGAAGAAAATAAAAAATATCGATTTGATTTAGACTACTCCACTATCAATGTTCAATATACAAGATATCCAGCAGGAGGTTATTATCAATGGCATTCTGACGATGATTTCGGTGTTGTTCATAAAAGACATCAAAATGTAAGAAAAATATCTATAACTTCTCCATTGAATACAGGTAAATTTGAAGGAGGAGACTTACAATTACAATTAAATTATCAAAAAGAACTGCGAACAATGCAGTTTGAACCCGGTGATGCGGTAGTATTTCCCAGTTTTATTCAACATCAAGTTACTCCAGTTACTAAAGGTATACGCTATTCTTTAATCGCTTGGGTGTCAGGACCCGCATGGAGATAAATACATTAGATAATAATAATCAATTTGTAGGAATCTTATCATGGCAAAACCTCAAACTCGGATACAACTTAAAGAATATTGCCTTAGACAATTAGGCTCCCCAGTCATAGAAATCAATGTAGATGATGATCAATTGGAAGATAGAATTGACGAAGCTATTCAAGTCTACAATGATTATCATTATGATGGTTCTGAAAAGTTATATTTAAAGCACATAATTACACAGGATGATATCGACAATGAATATCTTACTGTGGGTGATGAAACGATTAGTGTCATCAAAGCATTTCCCATAGATTCATCAACTGGGAATATCAATATGTTTGATGTAAGATATCAATTAAGATTGAATGATATATTTGATTTAAGTAAGCAGAAGTTGGGCGGATATACCTTAGCAATGCAACATTTAGATTTAATAGAAAACCTTTTTAATCAATCTCCTTCATTTAGATTTAATAGACACACAGATAAATTGTATCTGGATATCGATTGGGATAAAGAATTAACCGTCGGTAAATATTTGTTATTTGAAACTTACAGGAGACTTGATCCCGAAATATATACCGACGCTTACAATGATTTGTGGTTAAAAAAATATATAACATCTTTATTTAAAAGACAATGGGGATCCAATTTATTAAAATTTGAAGGTATACAATTACCTGGTGGAACTACTTTAAATGGTAGACAAATCTTTGATGATGCGGTAACGGAATTGCAAATGTTAGATGATGAAATCTTTACGAAGTTTCAGTTGCCTGATGATTTTATGACAGGATAATATGAAATCATTCCAAGAATTTATAGATGAAGCGATTAAGTTGCCCATAGAAGTGGGAGATGTAGTTCTCGGTGGAAAATTTAAAAATAAGAGAATTGTAGTAAAAGATATTGGAGAAAATGAAAAAGGTGATATTACTATTAATGGTAAACCAATTCTAAGAGTTAGAATAACAGACAAAAAGGCTGACGATGCCGACTAGTAATTATTTTCAAAAATTTGATCATATTAATGAACAAAATCTTCTTCAGGATTTAATGGTGGAGTCTATTCAAATTTTTGGGCATGAAACATCTTATCTACCTAGAACAAAAAATAATGTAGATAATATATTTGGTGAAGATCCAACTTCGTCCTTTGATTCAGCATATCCTATAGAAATGTATATTAAGAATACTGATGGATTTGAAGGTGAAGGCGCATTTGTTGGTAGATTTGGATTAGAAATTAGAGAACAAATAACATTTACTGTTGCGAGACGTACCTGGGATGGACAAGGAATATCTGATAGACCTTTAGAAGGGGATTTAATTTGGATGCCTCTAACAAGTAAGTTATTTGAAATTCAATTTGTTGAGCACCAGGCTGTCTTCTATCAAATGGGAAAACTTCCTGTTTATGATTTATCTTGTGAATTGTTTGAGTATAGTGATGAAGATATTGATACAGGTATAAAAGCTATAGATCAAGTAGAAATTGATAACGCTTATTCTGTAGAATATGTATATTCTGCTAATTCGGGTGTTTTTACAACTGATGAAATAGTTACTGGTACTAACTCTAGAGCAACAGCAACGGTATTACAATTATCGACATCAGGCTCAGAGAGCATTATAAGATTAACAAATATTGTTGGAACGTTTAGTGCTACGGAACAAATTACAGGCGGCACTTCAGGTACAACAGCAAATTTAAGTTCAACTGCAACAGAGTTTGCAGGTGATAATAGTACTGCTAATAATAAAACAATACAGACAACAGCGGATGGCATCATTGATTTTACCGAAGGAAATCCATTTAGTGAAGGATCATTTTAATGTTAGGACAATACTGGTATCACGGCTTAGTAAGAAAATATGTAGCTGTATTCGGAACACTGTTTAATGATATCTATGTTAAGAGGAGAAACAGTTCTGATGATGTAATAGAAACGATTAAAATCCCCTTAGCTTACGGCCCTAAACAGAAATTCTTAGCTAGAATTTCTGGCGACGAAAATTTAGATAAAAAAGTGGGGATGCAATTGCCGAGGATGGGCTTCGATATGACTTCAATGTCTTATAGTCCCGAGAGAATGTTGCATCCCCTCCATAACAGGACAGCTCAATATAAAGGGGAAACTGGTAGAGTTAGAAGTCCAGTTCCGTATGATTTTGCATTTGCTCTAAATATCTATGTAAAAAATGCAGACGACGGTACACAGATTATAGAACAAATTTTACCATTTTTTCAACCGGACTTCACCGTAACTATTAATGCTCTTCCAACGATGGGTATAAAAATAGATTTACCTATTATTTTGGGAGGTGTTAATCTTGAGGATTCGTATGAGGGCGATTTTCAATCTCGAAGAGCTCTAATATGGACGATGGATTTTACAATTAGAGGATACTTGTATCCGAATATTAAAGGTAAAGGTTTTGGTGATGGTAGTGATAATGAAGCAACTAAACTCATTCGAACATCTATTATAAATTTTCATATAGTACCGAATGTTGCACAAGTTTCGGAAGATCCAGAATATATTGTATCTGAATCAGATAATGCTTTCGGTATAAGATCATATATGGTAAATGAAGAAGATTCTTCCAAATTTGTTGCAGAAGGATCAGCTGATAGAAACTTAAGAGATGGAATAGTATCACGTATAACAGGAACAGTTGGTAATGTGCCTATGTCAGATGAATATGATATAACAGAAACACGAGACTTTTTCGCTGAGGGAATAGATTATGACCCAGTAACAGGTTTAGATACTCGTGCGCCGAGTTTAGATGTTCAGGCACTAGGAAATAAAAATTTATGAGAGGTAAGCGATGCAAGATTATGATCCGATTGATAAACCACTATCACCTAAAGACGTAGATGATAAATTGAATGAAGTTTTTGAAATAGCTCCAGTGGTAGAAAAAGTACCAGTAGAAAGAGTTACACCTAAAAAAACAGATGACGAAGATTCAGATACTGATTTTCAGTACACAAGAGAAAATCTGTATAATATAATAGAGAGAGGTTCCGACGCCATGGAAGGCCTACTTGAGATTGCTAGGGAAACAGAACATCCTAGAGCATATGAAGTAGTGGGTCAATTGATCGATAAGTTAACTAATGCAAATAAAGAACTTATTGGTTTACATAAAACGATGCAAACAGTGAAGGAGGATTTGATAAAGTCACCGACAAATGTAACAAATGCGTTATTTGTGGGTAGCACGGCAGATCTTCAGAAACTTTTAAAACAAAATAAGGAAACGAAAAAGTAAGAATGCCAGGATAGAAGAATCCGAAATACCACGAATAAAACTGTTAGAAAAGCTGGAAGAGCAAATCGCTAACAACAGGCACTAAAAATACTTTTCGAGATATTACGACTGATAAAGTCGAAATGAAATAACAGTTAAGAAAGGCAGATTTGGAACAATTATTCACAATCGATGAATTCATTATGATAGGACTAGTCCTATTTTCATCATTTTGGATTTTTCTATTTAATTACAGGCAAGACAATAAGGATAAGTATGCCGGACATTGGGGATTGATAGTTTTAGAC